TTGTGTAAGCAACGCCGTCGATCTCTACCAGCCAAACTGGTGTCCACTGCGTCATGCTGTTGCAAAGGCTGTAGCGCCGCCTGTGCCGCGATAAAACGAATTGTTGAGAGTCTCAACGATTGTACGAGCTGTGCCTTCTTTGTCGATCGCGCCGCTGACGTTTAGATTAATTGTTGTGCCCGTTGATGCCGTTCCCGTAGATCGTGTTGTACCAGCAGTTGATGCAGCTACTTTTGAGGCAGCCGCGCTGGTTGTAGCAGCGACTTTTGCAGCCGTTGCAACGCCACCGCTTGATGCAGCTGTTAAACCGCTTGATGTGCTAAAACTTTGTCCACCAGGCATTGTGCCACTAAAACCTGCCGACCCTGATGTTCCTGACGTAGCACCTATTTTTGGAACTAAGGGCACGTCCTTGCCAAATTGGATTGCGTTGTAGCCTTTAATAATCAGGTTGATACCGTCAATGGCAGTGTTTAACAATGGCTTGATTGCGCCCAATACCTTGCTAATGATTGTCAAAACTACACCTGCAACCTCGCCAATAACGCTAACGGCTGCGCCAAGTACCTTGCCAATGATCGGTGCGACAAACTTAACAACCTCAAAAAATGCTAGCAGGTTTTCCTTGTTCTCCACGATAACATCTTTGACCTTGCCAAACTGCACACGCATTGCGTCAAAAATAGGCGTTGCAATGTCTTTGATAACTTTTGCAACGTCGCTGATGACCTTGCCAAACCCGTCGCCTTTTGTCAGGCTAAACGCGTCACTAAATGCACTGATCGCAGGCAATGCGTTTTGATTTATAAAAGACAAGAATTTGTCAAGAATTGGCAACAATGCCACGCCTAAAGTTTCTTTTGCTTCGTTAAATGCAACCTGAACACGTGCAATTTTGCCTGCGTATGTTTCAGCATTTGCAGCAGCTGCGCCACCAAATAAATCTGAAAGGCGACCTTGTACCTGCTCAAAACTCATTGTCTTTAACTCAGCAGCAGATAAGCCAATGCCTAGCTTGCCAAGAGCTGCCGTATTGCCGTCGTAAGCCTTGCCCAATGCGTTTGCGACTGTCTCCAGCGGTTTGCCTGTTGCAGTGCTTATGTCTAAAGCTTGCGCGAGTAATTGTTGCGCCTTTTCAGTATCGCCAGTCGATCTAACCAGGCGTCCTAAAGCTGGACGCAGTTGGTCGTCGGCAACACCAGTTGCCAATGACATTTGCAAAATTGAGTCCTCAGTTGCCTTAATCTGTGCCTGCGTTGCACCTGTGGCATTTTCTAATGCCAGTGCTAATTGTGTCTGTGCCTTTTCGTCAGCTATTGCGGCTTTGACGCTTTCGATACCAATTGCAATTGCGGCAGCACCAGCAGCGGCGGCAGCTGCGGCAAATGCCTTGCCGATCTTTGCGCTTGCCTTGCCAACCTTGTCGCCAAAAGTATCAACGTCGCCCGTAGCGGTTTTTAGCGATTTGTTAAGGTTGTCAACGTCTCCAAGTATGGAAAGTTTGAGGGTACGACTTCCAGCCATTAGTCAAACCTCTTAACTATTGTTGAAAATGACTCGTTCCAACGTTTGACGATTTCTGGTTGGACAGCACGCAAGGTTGGATAAATAAACCAACCGCGCGAGCCTCGACCTTCACGACCCGACCACACTGGAAATTGTTTTTTTGTGTTTGAGCCAAATTCTAAACCGCCCCACAATTGTTGAGTAGTGCCGCCACCTGAAAATTTTTGAGCAGCGAAACCGTATGAAATCTCACCGATTTTTGATGACTTAGACACTTTTGCACCAGTCGCAATTCTTAATGACCCAGTTGTATTTGTGCGTGTAAGAGCTGCGGCATCAACAACGCTGGATTTAACGTAATCTGCCAATTCGCTAGAGGCTTTTTTGGCTTGTGACAATGCCTCGTCGTCCATTGCCTTGAAAGATCGCACAATGGCGCGCAGCTCAGCCTTGTCATAGCTGATTGCATCATTTGCCATTTGCCTGCCTTTCCAAAATTTCAATGACTGTCAGTATGTCCTCGGCTGTCTCAAAAACATCTGGGTGTAGCCCTGTTGCCAGAGCTACTTCCCAAACTATTCTGCTAAGGCTTCCGACGGCGTAGCTTTTGGGTTTGCCTCACCTACGATCACCTCAGCAATACCTTCTGTCCAAATGTCGATTGGCTTCACAGGCTTTCCAGCTGCTTCACGCTTCATGGCGTGATAGGCAAGAAATACAAGATCGGAAATGCCGATCTTTTCCTGTGCCTGGGCAATTGTGTGACCTGTGTGCTTCTCCCATTTGACCCACTCAGGCGGTGCAGCTGTGTACGTGATCTGATCGCCATTTGTGTATTCGATTGTAATTGGTAACTTCATTTTGTCTCCCGATTGTTAGTTTTTAGCTAAATGTCTCAGTAGGTGTTCCCACTACGACAAATGATAGATCAACGGTCTGTGCATCTGGTGCTGCACCGCCGACGCTTGGAAATACTGGCATGACGTTAAATGCAAAAACCGCACCTGTAACAGCTGTCAGTGACACTGCCAGCGTTGTGTTTGGTGCTGTTTCACATGCTGTCCACAATGCTTCGCATAGTGATGACGCTGCGCCCCAGTCTGCAAGCATTGATACGTCAAATGTCCATTGATCGTCAATGTGCTTGTATGCCTTGCCGTCTAATGTTTGGTATGTCTCGACGGTTGGGCTGTTCGCAAGTGTTGCGCTGGTCGCCTGTGCGTCGTAGTTAACTGTTGCAATGGTCACGACTAAATCGCGACCAGTGATGATTGTCGTTGGCATTTTGTCTCCTAGTTAGTTTGTGTGTAATAAGTCGATACGTTTATGTCAGCCACCAGCATTGGACTTTGTCCTACTTCCAAAACTGTCGGCTTTTCTATAACGCCAACGACGTATCCTGCTGGCATTGCAGCAAGAATCCCTATTATGAGCTTTTCTAGATTGTCCAGTGAGCCTGCATTGCTATTGCTGGCGACAATGGCGGTGATTGCAAAATTAAGTTTGACCTGTGTTTTTGCCTTGCCGATTAGCACGACTTCCATGTATGGGCTGTCAGGTACAACAACAATGGCAGGCGGTATTGGTGACTCAGGTACGCTTGGGTACACGTTTGCAGATAGCGCGCTAAAGGCTGTGGCTAAGGCTGATCGTGTCTCGGCAATTGAGTTTGCTGGCATTTATTGGCACACTGTCTCAGCGTCCAGGTAAGGCATCAGCAATGTACTGACGCGGTTGGTCAAGCTGCGACCCATGCGATACGGCGAGCTTGTAAAGTCCACGCCCTCGATCTGTCCACCAGCTGCAACGCGTGACTGAAATACCTCAACGCTAACAGCCAGGATTGCTGACTCAATTGCTGGTGTGCTGGCATAAATGTCTGCCGCTGAGTAACCAGACAGCGTTGCCTTGCCATTTGGCACGATTGGTCGTTTTGTAACGTCGGAGCTTGTTAGTGCCGCCGTAAAATGATACGGCGCGGTGTCAACAACTGTGTGTGTCGCTGTAAATGGTGCAGGCAAACCAGTAACGATCACTGATTGACCAGCTACAAAATAATGCTCGCGGATTGTGTAAAAGGTCGCAACATTGTCCTTCAGCTCATAAGCCTGGACGCCTGAAACATTTGCAACCAGCATTGGCAAAATTACGTCCTCGCTGGTGTTGATGATCTCGTCCAAATAAGCGTCGCTGTAAAGTGAAACGGACACGCCAAGCACCGTACGCAATTGGCTTGCTGTGACAATGGCTGGCATGTCCGTTTCCTTTCGACTGCTGCGGCGACCTCGGGAGAAATCGCCGCATGATTAGTTAGTGGCTAGTTATCAGGTCTTGTTGATACCAAACGCACCTGCACCGATTTTGGTTGCAATTGCGCCGTATCCGTAAACTGAAACTGCGATTTGTCCTGACGCAATTACGTCTGCACGTAGTCGGTATGTTGGTGACTCGTACCATGTGTATGCGCTTGGGTTGATGATGAGCATTGAGTCATCTTTGTCAGTGTCATTTGCTGACGGTACGTTTGCTGTGACGTATAGATCAAGACCTGCCACGTTTCCGCGGATTGAGTCTGGACGTACGACGCCGCCTGCATTGCTTGGCTGTGCAGCCATGTAAATTGGACGACCTGAGTCGTTAAGTGTCATCAGGTTTGCCCATTGGCTCGTATTTGCCAAGATGTTTGTCGCAAACCCTTGTGTGTTTGAGTAAACAGATGCAGCTCCACGTGAAACAAAACCTAGCAACTCTGAAGCTGTTGGGTATGTTGCAAGTGTTGTTGAGTCAGCTGTTGCACCAGCTGCCAATGCTGTGTAAACAGCAAGGTCTGTTGCCTTTGCATAAGCTGCTGACATGTTGTTTAGCAACTCGTTAAAGAATAGTGGAGATGTGCGGTCAAGCAATTCGACGCTGAACGTTTGCTGTCCAGCGTATTTTTTAACACTAACGCTTAAAAATGAGCTTGCTTGGTCAGTTTCTGACGGTGTGCCAGCTTCTGCAGTTTCTGCAACTGTTGGCATTGTTGTAATTTTTGGTATCTCAAAAGACATGCCAGCGTCAGGCAAGACGCCACGACTGATCGCATCTATGGCACTTCTCGTTGAGTTTGCAAGTCCGTTGATAACTTCTGTCAACTGACGTGTAGGTACTAGACCTGCGTTGTCTGTTGTGTCATCTGCTGCTGCAACGTACTGACGTGCTGACTCCTCGCCTAGTGATGCGCGGATTGTGTTTTCCAGGTACTTAGCAGCTGTGAACTCTAAGCGTGGCTTTGTTGTCCAACCGCCTACGGCTGGCTTTGCATTTGCTGTTACTGACTGGGCAGCTTCTACCGTCTCGACGGTGTCCGCGTTTGTGACGGTGTTGTCCACTTCGTCTCCTTCTGTTGTTGGTGTTTCCTCTGGCTCAACTGTTGAGTCAGAAATCTCAGGCTCATCACCTGTTGTTGCTGCGACCTCGTTGACACGTGCTGATCTAATTGCTGGCTCTGATGTCAAAGCAACGCCAGTCATTTCGCCTTTAATAATCCGCACTGTGCCGTCTTTAAGTGTTTCGTATTCGTCAAAATAAACTTCGACGCTAAATCCGTCGCGCAAACCTTCTGATGCTTCGACAAGCGCATCTGTACCAGCTGTTGTGTTGGCGATCTTAAATGTTGCGTCAATGCCTTGTTCGCTTGCCTCGATCGACAATGTTTTGCCAATGCGACGTGTGCGATCATGTTCCAGGTTAAGCAACACTGGCACTGCCTCAATGCTTCCTTTTGCAAATTGCACTTTG